TTTGCCGTAGTCATCAACTATTTTCTCAATCTGTTCATCAGATAAACCTAAAGCCTTTAATTCTTCTCTTGTCATATATATTCTCCTCTCAAATACGCTTGATTTTCGTGAGCTACACCTCACATATTGATACGGTTGTAGTTATCGCCCAAACCTAAAAAAGGCAATAAAAAAGCACCCGTTAAGAGTGCTTTTATTAAAAACTATTTTGTGCTTGCTCTGCTTCTGTCAAATAGCTGTTCTGAAAACCAAAACAGCCCCTGTCTCGTCACCTGCATACCTTTATCCAACATATAGTGGGCATTCTGAATACGGGCGCCTACATTCCATCCCACAACGGAATTAATGTCCGTATCATAGAGATTCTCACCCGGATAATCGGACGGCCTGAGTAAGTCTATTTCCATCAGCCTGTCCACGATATACTTGGCCGCCAAATTCCTTTCTTCCTTATTTGTCATATACTGCAATGTGTTTCTCAAAATATACAGCTGACGAATAGCCAGTTCTGGAACTACTTTCCGCTTTTCTCTGATAAGCTCTGCCGCTGAACAGAAATACTGTTTTACCCTTTCAATAATTTCCGCCGTATACCGTCCTGTCTTTTTAAGCAGCGCATCGACTGATGATTTAGAAAGAATAATCAGGCGGCTGTTGCAGGTATGTAGATTATTTTCATACCGATACTGGCGGAGTGTCTCCTTAGTCAGCATAATATAGGGTATGTAATACCACTTGAGCGACCTCAGAGCCGCGGCATGGTTAAATCCTGTTACAAATTCCAAATCTGCCAGTGTCATACAGGGGACGCTGTTGAAATACTTACACTTTGGCAGCGGCGGCAGTTCTTGTCTTGCTCTGGGATTCTTCAGCGCTTCTTCCATCTGGTTAAAGGCTTCAATATATTTGATTTTCCATTGCAAGGCTTTCTTTCCCGTGAATCCCATGGCTAGCAGAGAAAAGCCATCACGTGTCATGAGATATTCTGGAAGAGTACGCCCCCTGTAAACATACGATGTTTTCTTGAAAAATTTATCGGCCGAATTTTCGGCTGATAAAATTTCTCTAATACTATCGAGTACATGCTTGTGTAATTTCTCAAAATGTTCCGCTACTTTTCTACTTGCCACAACAACTTGATTCCCTTGAATTTCGACTAAACTATTCATAATCTTACTCCTCTTTCTTTTGGAAAGAAGCAAGCCTTCATGATATAATATTTCATAGAGGCTTTGCCTCGGGAGATAAGATATCTGCAACCTTTCCACGGAGAGCAGGTATCTTATTTTTTTAATTCGTCGTCAATTTTCGCATTAAGCCATTCTGTTCGAGTTTTTTTCATTTCCTTCAACTTAATCTCGAATGCCTCAAACTTATCTTTCTTTAAAGAAACAGTAAATTGCTTATACAGCTTTCTTCTTTTACGAAAATAATCAGCACGACTTTTTTCTGCTACCATTTTCTTCACCTCCTTTTTTTGTAGCTAACTACATTATATGGTTGCTAACTACAAAAAGTCAAGAGGGAAAATAAAAAATATTTCTATCCAATATAAAAGCACCTTTCAGTGCTTAATAACCAAACAATTATAATGCCATCAATTTAGTTATAATTTCATTAGAACAAATAACCTCAAAACTATTTTCTCCTTGTTCCGTTAAATCCAACTCATCTAAGGGTAAACACTGAGTGAACGTTAAAACCACAGAATCCTTATTGTTCTTTAGGAACTCACCATTAAAAGAAATGAGTTCTATATTACTAATATCTACTGTCTTCATTTTGTGTTTAGATGTAATTAATAGAGTTGCAAATCGTCTTACAACCGCTTTCTTATTACCAAGACAAGGTAATTCCTGTAATTCTTCCTTAAGCTCTACTTTTGCTTCACACTCTGCTAACACATATCGATTCCCGCTTACAGTGACAAATAATTTACCGTTTTTTACTAAAATTTCTTTATACGTACGAAACATCCCACTCACCTCTTTTCTATAAATAAAAAACCACCTACCTTAGTAAGCGGTTAATTTACATATTTTTTTAATCTAGGTTCGAATCTTGAATACTTAGTTAAATAAAATTTACATGCTTTGTCTTCGCTATCAAATACTTCTTTATAAACAACTTTATCTCGTTCTAACTCTAAGTAAACAAATCCACCTTTATCTTTTATCAAACAAATAGGAGTTTCTGAAAGCGGTTTATTTAAAGTACCGATAGCATAATCATACTTCCATATATTTTCTTTTGTAAGAATTTTTTCTAGATCAATTAGGTTCATTAATAAACACCTCTTTTAGATTTTCCTCTAAAGATTCTACAGAAGAAGGTAGCTTGAGTTGTATACCTAACCCTTTTTGTCCAAACCAAGCAGCAATAACACTTCTTTCTACATCTTTAATATCCTTAACAACTCTATAATAATGCAAATCATTAGTATTTGCCGTTCTAGGCATAGCTCTTTCTTCAAATGAAGTGTCTTTAGGACTAACATAGGATCCTGTTGGTTTTCCGTAACGACTATATATTATTTCTCCTGATTTTAACGTAATCTTTTCTGGAGTACCAATTCCGCCATTATTAGGAGGATATATTGGCCTACCGTTATCAGCATAAAAGCGCTCTTCTCCTACTTTACCTTTAGTATAAGGTTTACCTTGTTCTATTGCAAGTTGATAAATAAACTCATCTGTTGGTGCAACTAAGTTCATGCGCATCTTGGCAAATTTAGGATTAGCGACATATGTATCTTCCCATTGTTCATAAGTTAAATCACTTTTAACTGCTACACTCTTACCTGTCTTAGAATCTCTTGCTGTTCGTGTAGTTCCTTCTGCATCTGTTACCCCTTCAATGTAAGGTATGGTCGTTGTACGGCAATAACAATGGAAAGGCGGAGTAGTAACACCAGGTATTGCATCTTTTAATTCCACTATCTTAGTATCCATTTCTCGACATATTTCAGATGTCTTTGTATCAAGAGTAGCTATAATCTGTAGTTTTTCTACTTCTAAATCATTAAAACAATCAAGCATACTACGCTCTTGGAAATAAGCTGTTTCAGTCTCTACAAGTCTACTGGCTTGTGAGTAGGAAGTATTAAACTTTTTTGCTATCCTCTCTGTGATAAAAGCAGTTCCACGCTGTGTAAGTAGTCCTTGTGTTATTTCTATCTGTAAACTTTTAATTAATTGTGTTTTTTGCCCCCATATCCTCGTTGAAAACTCTTTTCCATCTTGTGTCCACGGTTTACTTAACGTCTTTTCTATTCTGTCACTTGAAAGTGCTGTTACATCTTCAAATCCTTTTACCTGCTGCGTAATGTAAGCCGTTTTATAATAACTATCCTCATAAGTTTTGGCTAACAAATCTTTAAGGTTTAATTCATATTCATTAGCCAGTTTTTCTATCTCATAAAAGAGCTTCAGATACAACGATTGACTACGATCTAACCTTACTCGCATAGACGCATTATTAAGCATTTTTATATATTCCGGTGACAGATTTTGTTTTTGCGCTAATTCTTTATATCTTTCTAATGTTAATTGAAAATCTTTCCTTTCTCGTGCATTTAATTCTTTTTTTGCTTGTGGAAGAGTAAGATTATTTTCTTCTGCATACCGTTGATACCATGCAAGTATTTCTTTTTCTGATTCCTTAAGAGCTTGTCTAAAGAGTTTTTTTATCTCTCTTTTACTTAGCTCTGCCCTTTTCATTTGACTGTCTTTTAATTCTTCAAATCGCTTTTGCCAATACTCATTATGTGTCATCGCTTGCACCGCCATCTTCTACATAATCATCTATAAGCTGTGCTTCTTCCTCTTTAATGCGTTTGAGTTCATCTGCTGTATTCTGGGTCCATGGATGGTTAGCTATGACAGTTTCTTTACTAATAACACCAATAGAGTTTTTGCAGTTATTTATTGCATCCGCTTGATTGAGTGGCAAATCTCTGTTAAAAATAAACTCAACATCAACCTTACGACCGAGCCATGCTTCTACAAATTCCATTAATAATTCAAGCGATGCTTGAAATTCAATTTCCATATCATTAGCATCTAAATCTATATCGCTATACATAGAATTAATGTTCATTTGGTTGGGATTATTAGACATGCGCTCATCTTTAGAATCAAAACCACGTCCGTTTTCCATAATCGCCTTTTTAAGCAGTTTAATGATAGCTTCATAGTTATCACTATTAACTTCTATTCGCAACGCTTCCACATCACCGCCTATGCCATCCACAGTCTTAATTTTAACCGCACCATAAGCAGCAAGGTTTTTTCTGAAAGAGGATAAGTCTGTTCCATCATAGTTTTTAATAACTAAGATCGTACTGTGTACATCTTCTTCCATATTGTCTGTAAAACTACTCATAAGCATATTTAAAGCATCTTGCAAACATTTAACCCTTAGAATCAATGGATGTTCAAATTCGTTTAGTTTAAACGGAATTAACGGTATTTTATTCCAATTCATCGGCTTTCCGTTAATAATGACGTGCGTATGGTCTTCTTTGTCATTATCCACAACCAGTCGGTTAGCATCCCACTTAAAATACTTAACACCATCCGGATGATAGTATTCAACCTTAGTAACTGTAGTACACTGTCCAGTTACGTTGTAAACCTCTAAATTATAGAAATATAAAAAAGCATCCAATACGGTATGCTCTTCATCTCTCCAAAATGGCACCACTTGATCACCATTCATCCTCTGGAATTGTATATGCCCGTTATCATCAAGATATGGATAAATATAAGAAATGCCACAAATCATAGCATCTCTTCCTATACTCTTTAACCTTCGTAAGAACTTATTATCAAACAGCTCTTTTACTTCTTTGTCTTCCGTCTTTACTTCCATAGGTTTAGACAACAGATAATTAACTTTTTGGTCTACCAAGTCATCAAACTTGTTATCCATAATCTTATTGTTAGGTAAATGTAACAGTTCTCCCCCTGCCGCATCCGTTCTACGTTTATTTTTTATATCGTGGTCATTTAAATAATATATTCTCGCAACCTGCATCGTTTGACGAGCCACACTATTTTTAAATCGCTCAAACTCTTTACCGAGAAATACCTGCTCGCTAATACCTGCATTCCCTTTAATAGTCGCACTCCACACATCATTAAGTCTCAATTGTTCACCATCCAAACCTTTCTCCGGAAAATGTTTTTTCTGCTATTCCTGTTACGCAATCAGGAGCATCATCATGCTTGTTTTTACCTTCTTTTTGATATCCATACATTGCTTGATAAAATTCAGCCCATTTTTCTTTCCAATTGCATGGATAATAAATATGCTCCATTACCCATGTAGCATTTGATAAAATCCTTGCTTCTTTGTTTTTTGATTGATGAAAAGTATTAATCGTACATTTATTAGTTTTTAAATGTCTTTTCACTGCACGTGCAAATCCTCTTCCACCATTATTAGATTCAATATCTGCTATATTTACATGATTTCTTTCAAGCATTTTTGCCAAAGCCGGCTCGGTAAATTCCATTGATTTTTTTGTATAGATAACATCTAAAATATATGCTTCTTGGTTGTAAATTCCATAACAAATACTACATAAATAATCGCTTCCGGTATCTGCCGTATCAGTATAATTTTTAATAATATTAAACAATGGATTGCCTGATTCATCTCTTGGTATATCTTTATATTCTTTGAATTTTGAATACAACCGCCCTTGTATATCAATTGGTTGTTGTTGGTAGTTGGCTGATGCAATATCAAGACCCATAGCCTTTGTTTTTTCTTCATAAGATTTATGAGATAAAATTTCATCGCATAGCATAGAACCGTCATCTTGAAGGGCTTTCATAGTAACAACGTTTGCTTTATCTCCATAATGCTCTATAGCTCTTCCTGCAAGGTCGTCACTTGCCCATCTAGTCATAATAATTACTATCTTTCCGTTTTCTTCAAGTCTAGATAACATTGTATTAGTAAACCAATCCCAATGTTTCTCTTTAACTATTTCATTACAAGCCTCTTCTGCATTTTTAATAACATCATCAATAATCATAAGGTTTGCACCAAACCCGGTAGCAGTTCCCGTTGGCGATGTAGCCAAATATGAATTATGTGAATTTTCAAGACTCCATAAGTTCATACTCCCATCACCTCGCTTTATTCTTATATTAGGAAAAATGTCTGTATATACAATTCTTGTTTCGCTTGCCTTTTTTTCCTGAATGTCGTTTCTAACACTCTTAGAAAAAGTAGTAGATAGTGTTTCGTTGTATGATCCAGTCATTATTTTTTCTTGTGGGTGATTACCTAACATCCACTCTACAAATAAACCTGCTGTACGTGATTTTCCGTGTCGTGGTGGGATATTAATTATTAATACCTCCCTGCTTGATTCGTAAAATTGCTGCAATTGATTACATAAAGTAACTAAATATGTGCGACTAGGCTTATAGAAGTCAGGAGCTTTTAAATGGCAAAAATAAAAGAACTCACGTCGTGCGAGTTCTAATTTTGCTTGCCTAACAATAACCTTATTCACTATTAATCAACTTCCTTATATCTTCAGTAGATACTCCTTCAAATGGATTAGTTACTTTAATGTCTGAGTCAATTTTCTTGAGATCTCGCCATATATCTGGCTTTCTATTCTTAGCCCAAAAGATTTGAGCTGTAACATCAGGCGCCATATGTTTTTTAACTATCTTACGTTGAGTTACTACCCCATTTTCCCTAATTTCTGTTATTTCGTTATAATCATATCCCAAGGCACGTTTAAGTAAAGCATTTTCAACTTCTATATCTG